CACCGAGCGATTACTGAAAGCACCTACCGCCTGACCTACATTATCGATTGCTCCTGTACCGTCAAATGACAGCTTAATATCCGGCTCATCATCGCTATTGTCAACAAACTCACTTAGGCTGAATTCAATAGTAGCCCCGTCAGAGACAACGCCTGTTATTTGAGCAGTAGTTCCGGACAAGGAAAAGCCCGCAGCACTGTTAACGGTTATCGCCCTGCTCATAACCAATACTAAAGTCCCCGGCTCGGATTGTGGTATCTGGGCAGAAACAAACTCCGCTGGTGTATAGTCGGCATAATTGTCTATACCGTGTCCGACAATGGCCGCTATAGGCTCATCATCGTTCTGCAGGACGTTTCCAGTAATAGGATTATAGCTTAAGGTATACACGCCGTTCTGCGTAAAGAATTTTGTAGCAAGCCGTAGCCTTATAGTTTTCACATTCGGTTGGTCAACATAAACCAAACTGTCATTGATTCCAGAAACACTAAAGCCGGTCGCGTCTGTTATTTTGATAAAATTATCAAAAGAAAGAACGAGCATATTTGCCGCAGCCATTGGAACAGTGGCAGAGAGTAAGTTAGCAGTAAAAACTATTGTATAGGTTGATTCAGGCAATAGTACCCCAAGGGTATGGCTTCCAGATGGCAGCCGCGCCCGAATACGGAACCTGTGTGTCCCTTCAGGCGGTTCCCAAAACTGAATGCCAGGGTTTACCTGCGCTACAACCGTGTTATCATCCAGAACGTCAATTATCTCGATATAATCAAAAGGTACGGAAGGATCAATCCATGTGATACCTCCGATCTGTGTACCCGGATTAAAGTTCGGCTGGTTTGTTACTCCGGTTACATCGCCGCCAGGCACCATTTGTACGATTAGGTTTCCCAGGTCTCCAAGGCTTATGTCATCCGGTATAGTCAGCCCCATATCGCGCAGACCATCAATAATATTTTGCCTTATTTCTATTAGCCTTTCCATTTTAGCAGCAATGTCTGGCTCGACCACTTCCCCGATTACCGCATCCAGTCCGGCTGCAAGTGCGTCAGCCTGAACCTTTAGCCATTCAGTACGGTTGCCAAGTTCTTGCTGTGGCTTGTTCCAGATACCGTCAGGCCCGGCAAGTACCTCATCATCTTTTTGGATTTGAGTAATCCCTTCTTCCCATTTGGGAGTTAAAGTCAAAAACGCCATTATTTATACCTCCACTACAGTTCCGATTATTTCTTTTAAGTACCCCGTCCTGTTTGCGAGGTCTAAAAGCGGAAAATTATCAGGCCCATCATCACCGCCGAGAACTTTATCCTCTTCGGCAATCTCATACACGTTATCCGTCCATTCCCCTGTCTCTGGCTGAAACATTTATGCCCTCCTTAAAAAATTATTGTCCACGTCCCCTCCAAGGAGATATCAGACTCTTTATTGATAGGGCTTACACGTACACGCCGCGCAAATAATTTTCCGTTTTTCGTAAACAGCCCAAATTCTTTGATAGCCTTTCCGTTCCCCTCGCTTAAGCCGAGGCTCCAGTTTATTTGCGTCTGCCCAACTGCTGGATACTCAAAGCCGTCAACATCTTTCACAAAAGGGGTGGTCAAGGATATATCGTCTACCGTTGGCTCTGTGCCTGAAAGCCCAAACCCAATTTGTTGGATGCTGCGGTTGGCAGTGTCGCCAGCGATAAGATGAGCCATCTGCTCCCTTGCAAGATTTACGATAAGGTTATTCTCCTCAATTACCTCAATGAGCCGCTTCTCTCCGTTGCTGTGCCTGTAAACCCTGCAATTCAGAACGCCTTTAAGCGGTTTCTGCTCGGCCAGCTTCTCAACGAAATTAGTTCCATTCTCGACCATGATCTCCTCCCTGCGTTATACCGGGACTAATATCCCGGAATTAAAATTATTTTTTCCATTGGCTTTTAACTTTCCATCATGTTTGTGGTGGTGTTTCAAACCAACAGTAAATTCCTCAACCGCTTCTATGTTTTCTTTCAAATCCATAGGGATTTTAATATCTGACTGCTCCTGCGCCTCTGCCGTGTCGTCCCATTTCATTTTGAGATTAGCCATATAGCCGTCTGCCGTATTAACGCTGTCCTGATATTTATAGACATTGGAGACGCTCAAGGCATCTCCCATTCCGGTTTCGGCGTTGAATTTATGAGAGCCGTCTGCTTTTATTACTCCCTTATGCCTCAAGACGGTTTTATGCTTATCCGATGTATTTAATCCTTTGACTGTTATACGCAAATCATCCCTAGAGCCGGATGCCTTTATTTGTCCGTTATGAGTAAATGTTCCGTCAAACCGATAACTCGTTGGGAAATAATCTTTATAACCTGTTTGTTGATTTATTGAAATTGTAAACTTTTCATCAATAATTATATTCTCTTTAAATTTTAATTTACCTTTCATTCTAACAGTAGAATCACTTACCCTGCCACCTGTACCGTCAAACTTATGAGAACCATCGGCTCGTATCATTCCGGTATGGCGCAAGCTGGTTTCAAATATATCAACAAAATTTTCAGGCTTTAGCAGGATTGCAAATCTGTCGAAAATACCGCCTCCGGCCTTATGTGTGCCGTTATGCTTAATTTCCCCATTAAACTTAATTCCGGTATGGCTGAAGGAGTCTATCAGGTCTTTATTTATTCTAACTATTACAAACTCATCATCGCTTGGAAAATCATCATGATATAAAAACAGTTCCTTTGTTGAAAATGAAACGCCAGCGGGAATAATTTCTTCAAGTAACCTGTTAAAGTTAAGACCTGGTGTACCTTCGCCTTCATGCTCAATAATTAATCCGGCAGGAAAATTAGGCACTATATGAACAACCTCGGATGAATAGAGATATTTTATAGCTTTTATAATGGCCGGTATTGAACCGGCATTTGTATTAAGAAGTTTCCGAAGGTTAAGGATAATTCGGTAATGGTCATCGTTGACACCGTTTCGCGGCTCGCTTAATAGCTTCCCTATACGGTCAAGAAAATGACAACTAACATTATCCAAATCCCACTGGTCTTTTAATGAAAGAATATGCTTGTCTACTTCCGCGAGGCCTTTGTCTCCTATGGTAGCCAGCTTGAGGGTGTCATCTCTGCACATCCATTGCTGATAGAACGGAGGCTTATTAAATCGTTTCCAGTCTATCTCCTGAAAGTCCTTCATTAAGCAATCTCCTGTACAGTAATTCTGGTTCTATCAAGGACGGCAATTGCGACCTCGCCTATTACCACGTTCTCGCTCGCATATTCCTCTGGTGCCGGAGGCGTGAAATCCTCGGTGACGGCAACTTTTATTTCCGCAAAGCCTATGCCCTGGACATCATAGACGGGCCGGAACATTCTTTGAAAAATAAGGTCAACACCGACACCGAGCGCGTTCTGTGACCATGCCAAGATATTGTTTTGAATGGCACTTACAATATCCATTGGCAAATCTTCTTCATAGTTCCGGGAATACTCAATTTTTATCCAGATGTATTTGTTTATAGGCCGCGAGAAACCAATATCCCAATGAAAGCCCTCGCTGTCGATAACGTCTTTTATAATGTTTCCAAATGCCTCAATACCAGCCGGGCCTTTCTCAAATATTGTTTCCGCTATTGTCTGCTCATCGCCACCGACCACGACAGACTCATAACTTTTTGGAGGCCGTCCATTTACTTCTATAATTTCACGATTGGAATAGACACGCGCATATTCCACGCCGGGAACTTTCAATATTTCGTTTTGTATGGCGATCTCGTTAGCGGTAGCCTGTTTTTGCCGAGTACCTAAACCCATACGGAGTTCAGTATCGCTTTCCATTCCGCGCCCAGTAATGCCGGAGGCATAGTTCACAGCAGAATCTAGTCCGTTCACTTTGGTTACTATTTCATTGAGTGCGCCTATGGAAACAATAATCGGGCCGGTTCTTGTCGCCAGATATACGGCAAAGAAACCAAGCAGAGGAAACTCAAGGCTGTCATCGGATGATGCCATAGAAAACGCCTCAAGCCCTGTCCGGGAATGAACCATAAGCCCATCGCTGGTGTTAACCATTTCAAAAACGCCGGGAAATGCCGTCTCAATAGCCGCAGCAATACCGTTCTGTATTTGTTCTTCTTCATCATCTGCGGCTGCGGTATAGGTTATAATTGCGGAGTTTATTTGCAGCTGGTAGGTGTGGCCAGCATCAACCTCGCTGACCGAAAGCAGGAAGCCAAGAAGCGATAATCGGGAAACTGTCGCCGCGCCGGTAATTCTGAAGGTCTGGCCGTTCTCAAGCCTTAATAAATGCCCTGCAGATATAGGCGTACCTTCCACAGCCCAGAGGCACATATACACCCGCGTTGCATTCGCTTTGAGGCGTTCTACATTAATAAAGTTTACAAGCCGGTCGAGATATACCCCGAATGAATCATCTACATCGCCAATAGCGTATAGTTTCCCCAACTGCTCCCATAGCTGTGATCGTTTCAAGGCTTGGTTTCTTACATAGACACCCGGTATACTGGTATCTGATAAATCAATATCGTTACCAAAAGCAGTTCGGAAAGTATCCTGCTCCTCCTGCAATATTACTTCAAAAGGTTTTATTACAAATCCTTTATCAGTTAAACCATAATCCATTTTACCCTCCTACCTCTGCTGTATGGCTGTAGGTTTCGCCGGTATCAATCTGAACCGTAAAATTAACCGTTAATTTTCTTGTGGCTTTGTCCAGCGTTGATGTAAATGATAAAAACCTCTTAACGCCGTCAATTTCTCCGATGCGTACTTGGAGCGCGGTCTCAATCATGCGCCGGTGCATATTTCTTTCGGTATTTTCATTAGGTATATAGGGAATACCCAATCTTCTATCCATAAACCATTCGCCTTGAAAAATAGATATTGTATGCCTGATTTTCTGCGATATATATTCAAGGCGTGTTTTTGTGAAACGCCAGCGGTGATCTTCAACCGCAATTTTATTGCTGTTTTGTTCAAGGAGTAAATCTTTCATGCTATACCTCCGGTGCCGGAGCCGGATAAAAACGGAGACTTTAATTGAACTGTGATAGTACCGACTTTCATATACGCATCTATCGCCGCTGCCAAAACTTGCGCGTAAAATTCATTACCGCCTGTCACCATGCTCCACATTGACCTAAAGCACGTTTTTAACGGTGTGGAGATGAGTGCTTTTGTTCCAGTAAACTTTCCTATAGCCGGGCCGGAAAAATCTGTTGTTGAACCGTTGGGAAGCGTCACCTTTCCTTTCGATGTCGCCTGCACCGTATCGTCAGCGGTACAGGCATTGTCAATATCTGTGGCCATGTGATCGGCCAAATCATCATCATCGTATTTGGCCTTAAAGGTATTGAGCAAATCTTCTTCAAGCTGATCAGCGTCTATAGTCATTACACCTTCGCTTGTGCCAGCGTATGCTCCGGCAGGAGCAGCACCAGCATCTGTTGTGGTTGTTTTTCCTGCGAGGATATATTTTTTTATGGCCTTGGAAACTTTTTCTGCTTGATAATCGTCTCCACCCTCAACTATGTCATTCATAGCTAAATAAATGGCGAGTAAATCTGCTTGTAAACTGGTTGCGACTAATGCCAATTATGCCTCCAATAACAAGCCGAGATCAGTGTCGGCTTGAGCTATTTCCTTTTCAAGGTTTGGGTGAAGAAAATGAGTAGCAGGGCTTCCAGTTGTCACAGGTTTGTTTGTCAGCCATGCCTGATAATAGTTATGCATAATCGTATACAGGCTTTTACTTCCATTCTTTACCGATGCTTTATCACCATTCAGCTTTACGGTTGTCTGGCTGTTTTTAGCGGTGAGAACATCGGCACTCATTTCTACTTTGCATTTTTCTGTCTCGCTGGTTATATGGTCATCCTCCATTGTGACCTTTGCTTTTTTCTTATAAATCGTTTCTATCTTGTCATCTGTCATTAAAACTTGAGATATGAGTTCACCGTCAAATTTATCTTTATGAATTATTTGTAGCCCTGCTTCTTCCGCTGCGATAAACTCCTGCGGCTGGAGGCCTGGTACACAATAGGCATCGCACAGGTCGAACCGGCGCGGGTCTGTATCTTCTATGCCGTCCTGCCCTGCATCCTTCCATACATCAAGAGAGCGTTCACTAAAATAAATAGAAACCTCATCACCCTTCTCAAGCGGAAAGTGAATAGTCCATTTTTTTGTACCGGGGAATTGCACAGGAACATCTATCAGAAGCGGAAACTCTATATAATCTTTATTCCCTGCTCGGCGTTTGAGAGACGGCTGTACCGTTGCACGTCTTGTTTTTGCGTCATACTCGGTAACAACTCCAGGGAAGGAGGTATGTATCTGGGTAAAATAATATTCGACAAATTCTCGCATGAGATCGGATAGGTCTTGCATTATCCTAGTACCTCCGCTTCTATGTCGATGGCAAAATCAG